GTTACAAGTCCCTTCTTGGCTTACATCAACCAATTCGCTGAGTCGGGGCCGTACCCTCACGTTCCCAACGTTTTAGGTGGTGATGACGCTTCTACAACGCATCGTCGACTGCGCTGCCAGAGTCCGCTTGTTCGCAAGCTTGTACATGGTTTTCAGCTTGTTGTCGCACGTCGTGTTGGTCAATGAAGGTAAGATTCACTGGAACTTTTACTACGGGTTCGTTAACTGGTTAATCAACCGACTCCCCCCGTTTCTTTTCGTCATGTTTTTAACATGGCCTTTGCTTTCAATCGGGATGTTCGTCGAGGCTTCACTTGAAGAGTTCTCTACGCTTGCAGGCGATACGATGCCGGATGGCTTACGTCCTAAGCCTCCCCCTCGTAACTTCTCGTCTGGTAAAAAGCGGCGCGGATTCAACAAACAAGCTGCGACGCGACTCCGTAAAAGTAAAGAGTGGGTCTTACGACTTTCTGATGAGTTTATTGCCGTTAAGGCACTGGGTTCCACCGATGACTATGACTGTTCTCTTGGTGCTATGGTACGCTATCCGCATGATTTTCTTGCGCAGAAGCTATTGGCATCACGTATCAGTCAGGCCACGATTTCTGGCGTCGCCAACTTTAAACGCGTGAACCCGAGGGATGAATTACGCTACAAGTATTTATTCAAATTTGATCGAGAGATCCCTCCTCTTGTACCCAAACGTCTTAATTTACTGCGTAGTAAGATGCTTTTACAATCAACCGTCTTTACCTCTAATCAGGAATTTTTGGACGATTTGTCTAAGTCTCTTACTTGCGGCCATTTTGAAGACGTTAAAGTCAAGGGCTCCTCCGCCGCTGGTTGGCCTTGGGCCGCCGGCACCAAACGTTCTGATGTTTTGGAGGAAGCCAAAGAAAGAGCTCAATCTGAATTGGATAATGATCTTCCTAATCTTTCAAAGCACCTGTGGTACACCACAGGTCGCGGAAAAATGTTTGAAGAACACTCTTTTAATGCAAAAACTGGAAAGTTCTTAGGCGAGGCCGCCCGCCTCGTTTCCTATCAATCTCTTATCTACTTCCTCATTGGAGCAAGGTATTGCCAGATTTTCGACAGGCACTTCATCAGAAACCGTGACGCCGGGAGCTCTGCTCTCGGTATGTCGTGGTTTTATGGAGGCGTGTCAGCCCTTATGCGTTGGTTTCTTCTTCCCTTTTCTGGATTGACTTTTGAAAAACTTAAATGGATGTCTCTAGATGTTTCATCTTGGGATGCCAGCATCTCTTCTGAGATTTTGGCTTTATCTAAAGAATTTCATATCAATAACATTCGCGCCTGCGAGTCCCGAATTGGAAAGGAAACATGCGATCAGTGGTGCCACGTCTTCGATGCCATTTATGAAGATATGATACACGCTCGCGTTCTCATCAACTCCGATGTTTTTGAGCTTAAACGCGGCATGAAATCAGGCTTCAATTTAACGGCTACTGATAACACACTCGTCCACGGATGGGTGTGGGCTTGCATTCTTGAATGTCTGGTTCCTCCTATGCTGGCTTGTCTTGTTCGCACCAAACTTTATGGTGATGACAATTTGACGGCCTCTACTGATGAGAT